TAGCTGGATTGAATACCCTTCAAAAGAGGTCCGCGACGCTGCTAATCAAAAGATGATGTCGGACCCACGGATGAAAGAGCTACTGGCCGGTGTCGCAGTGGGCGTCAGGCGCGGCAGCAAACAGTATGCTGGCATCATTCTTCCTTCAGACGGATGCATCAAATCTGAATCTTATGCACCACAAGGGCACGTCGAATGCACAACTTGGTACATTTGGTGCGTTTGACCATAACTGGCATACGGTTGTTTTCCGCTTTGCGGGAAATAACAGCGAAAGAGTCGTTCCGGTGATTGATGGTACAGAGCAGACGGCGTTTGACCTTGTGATGTGGACAAATGATGGCTTTACAGCAGATACGCTGACGCTGACAGATATCACGGGGGCAAAAGCGACGTATCCTGTACTGCTTGATACGGTCACAGTCAAAGTTAACGAAAGCCGGGCATCATCATAACCGGCAAAAAAAGCCGCCAGCGGCAGGAACGGAAGCTGGCGGAGGTAATCCCAATGGAGAATGTAAAGAAAAGATGCTTTCGTATATCGGTTTTTTAAATGAAAACAGTTCTCATTGTCAACCATAACGGTAAGAAACTATGACATTTATTCATCAGGTGATGCTGTACTTCTGTACGGCGGTCTGTGTGCTGTATCTTCTTTCGGGTGGGTACAGGGCAGTGCGCGATTTCTGGCGCAGGCAGATTGATAAAAGGGCCGCAGAGAAAATCAGCGCCAGTCAGTCAGCCGGAGCAAAAACAGAAGCCCCACTCATTCCGGAACAACCTTCTTAATAACCCCTTTCAACGAGAAAATCCTATGTCAGAAATAAAATCGCTGGTCACTGCTGAGGCAGTGAAGGAAGTCCTGCGCTCTGAAGAAGTCCGGAGCGCACTGAAACAGCAACTTCGGCAGAACCTTGAGGCGCGTCTTGATGCAGAAGTGGATTCAATTCTGGATGAATTGCTTGGTGCACAGCCGGAACCATCCCCGGAACTGCTTCCGGAACCACAGGCGGAAGATGTCACCACGGAAAATGGTGATATTCAGCCGGAGCCACCGGTGACGGATATGACAGACACACAGCCAGAATCGGGCACAATGCTGTAACGGTGAGTCAGGGTCATCAGTAAAGAGCTGGTGGCCCTTTTGTTGTTGTGAGCTTCCGAGTACGGGAGACGGGGTATGTACCAGATGGAAAAAATCACAACAGGTGTGTCATACACCACGTCAGCGGTGGGAACGGGCTACTGGTTCCTGCAGTTGCTGGACAGGGTTTCCCCGTCTCAGTGGGCGGCAATAGGCGTGCTGGGGAGTCTGTTGTTTGGGCTGCTGACATATCTGACTAACCTGTATTTCAAAATCAGAGAGGACCGTCGTAAGGCGGCGCGGGGAGAGTAAAGCGATGAAGAAAAAATACGAACTGGTTGTTAAAGGGATAAATAATTACCCGAATAAGATTACTGTTACTGTGGCACTGGAAATTGGTGGGTATCCGTCACTGTTGTTGCCAGATGTGGCGATTAGTCTTGACCGTACTGAAGATGCCACGCTGGAGTTTTACGAAGCTGAGGCGAAAAAGCAGGCGAAGCAGTTTTTCATGGATGTTGCTGCCGGGTTATGTGAAGGGGATGGTCCGTTGCCGGAAAAGCGCCCCGTAATTTTAGAGGCGCAGGATGTGTTGATAACCTACAGAGGAAAACTACCGGGAATAATTACTGGTTCTCTGAAGACTCCACCGCTGGCCTGAAGACTTAACATATCCAGGGATTTGAAATCGATAAACCCTGATAAATATCCATGAACACCAAAATCAAATACGGCCTGTCGGCTGCCGTTCTGGCGCTGATTGCCGCAGGTGCGCCTGCGCCTGAAATCCTCGACCAGTTTCTGGATGAAAAGGAAGGTAACCACACCACGGCATACCGTGATGGCGCGGGTATCTGGACCATCTGCCGCGGTGCCATCCTGGTGGATAGTAAACCTGTCGTTCCGGGCATGAAGTTGTCGAAGGAAAAATGCGACCAGGTTAACGCCATTGAGCGTGATAAAGCGCTGGCGTGGGTGGAGAAAAACATCAGAGTGCCGCTGACCGAACCCCAGAAAGCGGGGATCGCGTCATTCTGTCCGTACAACATTGGTCCCGGTAAGTGTTTCCCGTCGACGTTTTACAGACGAATTAATGCTGGTGATCGCAGGGGAGCATGCGAGGCGATTCGCTGGTGGATTAAGGACGGTGAGCGGTATTTTTTCTGTAATGAGCTGAATGAAAAAGGGGAGCCGGTCACCTGGCAGGGGCGGCAATATCAGGCGTACCCGATTGAGGGGAGTGGCTTTGAGATGAACGGAAAGGGCAGCAGTGCCCGCCCGTCGCTGACGGTGTCCAATCTTTTCGGCCTTGTCACCGGAATGGCGGAGGATTTGCAGAGCCTGGTGGGGGCCACGGTGGTCCGCCGCCGGGTGTATGCCCGTTTTCTGGATGCGGTGAATTTCGTTGCGGGCAATCCGGAAGCGGACCCGGAGCAGGAGCTGAGTGACCGCTGGGTGGTGGAGCAGATGTCGCAGCTGACAGCCATGACGGCCTCGTTTGTGCTGGCCACACCGACCGAGACGGACGGGGCGCTGTTTCCCGGTCGTATCATGCTGGCGAACACCTGTATGTGGACCTACCGCTCTGATGAGTGTGGTTACACGGGCGGGGCTGTGGCGGATGAGTTCGATAAACCCACCACGGATATCCGTAAGGACAGATGCAGCAAGTGCATGCGCGGGTGTGAACTGCGCAGGAATGTCGGCAATTTTGGCGGTTTCCTTTCCATTAATAAACTTTCGCAGTAAATCCCATGACAGAGACAGAATCAGCGATTCTGGCGCATGCCCGGCGGTGTGCGCCTGCGGAGTCGTGCGGCTTCGTGATAAGCACGCCGGAGGGGGAGCGGTATATCCCTTGTGTGAATATTTCCGCAGAGCCGGAGGCGTATTTTCGTATCGCACCGGAAGACTGGCTGCGGGCAGAGATGCAGGGGGAGATTGTGGCACTGGTCCACAGTCATCCCGGTGGACTGCCCTGGCTGAGCGAGGCCGACCGGCGGCTGCAGATAAAAAGCGCACTGCCCTGGTGGCTGGTCAGCCGGGGTGACATTCACAAATTCCGCTGCGTTCCGCACCTGACGGGACGGCGCTTTGCGCACGGGGTGACGGACTGTTACACGCTGTTCCGGGATGCATACCATCTGGCAGGCATTGATATGCCGGATTTTCATCGCGGGGATGACTGGTGGTGCAACGGTCAGAACCTTTACCTGGACAATATGGAGGCAACGGGCTTTTACCGGGTGCCCCTGTCCTCTGCACTGCCGGGCGATATCCTGCTGTGCTGCTTCGGCGCATCGGTGGCTAATCATGCCGCCATTTACTGCGGCAACGGTGAGCTGCTTCACCATCTGCCTGAACAGCTGAGTAAACGGGAGAGGTATTCCGAAAAATGGCAACGACGAACGCATTCTGTCTGGCGTCACCGCCACTGGCACGCATCTGCCTTCACGGGGATTTACAACGATTTGGCCGCCGCCTCAGCCTGTATGTGAACACGGCAGCGGAAGCCATCCGCGCACTGTCGATGCAGGTGCCGGGCTTTCGCCGTCAGATGAACGAAGGCTGGTACCAGATACGCATTGCCGGTGAGGATACGGCACCGGAGGCGGTGTATGCCCGCCTTCACGAACCACTGAGTGAGGGAACGGTTATCCATATTGTGCCGCGACTGGCCGGGGCCGGAAAGGGTGGACTGCAGATTGTGCTGGGGGCGGCAGCCATCGTGGGCTCTTTCCTCACGGCCGGTGCCTCGATGGCGTTATGGGGTACAGCCCTGAGTGCCGGCGGTTTTTCTGCCACCACGATGCTGTTTTCACTGGGGGCCAGCATGATTCTGGGTGGTGTGGCCCAGATGCTGGCCCCGAAGGCAAAAACACCGGATTACCGCGCAACGGATAACGGCAGACAGAACACGTATTTTTCGTCACTGGACAACATGATTGCCCAGGGTAACCCGATGCCGGTGCCTTACGGGGAAATGCTGGTTGGCTCCCGCCGTATATCCCAGGACATCAGTACCCGTGATGAAGGCGGGTGCGGAAAGGTCGTGGTTATCGGGCGGCAGGGGTAAAAAGAATAAAAAAAATCCCGCAGTGATCGCGGAGCTGCGGGGACAGACAAAGATTAGAGTTAAGGAGTTGTTTTTGTTACTCGGGCAAAAAAACACTAACGCAGCGAAATTATACGCGCCACAGTCAGTTTGTGAAAATGTGAAGATATTCAGAATTTTTATGCCATTACCGGTTTTTACCAACAGGATTATCGGTGGACATGAAAGAAAACCCCGGTATCTGCTGATACCGGGGTTTCTCTTTAGCATGGCAGAAATGTGTTTCATGCTTTTCGGGCGAAGGATATCCGACTTCTGTACGGAATGGCAAGTGGCGGTTAATTTATTCAGGGGAAGGCTGTATGGGAAAAGGTGGCGGTAAGGCACACACGCCTCGTGAGGCGAAGGATAATCTCAAATCCACGCAGATGATGAGCGTGATTGATGCGGTTGGTGAGGGACCGATAGAAGGCCCGGTGAAGGGACTGCAGAGTATCCTGGTGAACAAAACCCCGCTGACGGACACGGACGGTAATCCCGTGATACACGGTGTGACGGCGGTCTGGCGCGCCGGGGAGCAGGAGCAGACACCACCGGAAGGCTTTGAGTCCTCCGGAGCTGAAACTGTACTGGGCGTGGAAGTGACGAAGGCAAAACCGGTGACGCGCACCATTACGTCCGCGAACATTGACCGCCTGCGGGTTACCTTCGGGGTGCAGTCACTGGTGCAGACCACGTCAAAGGGTGACCGAAACCCGACATCCGTCCGCCTGCTGATTCAGTTACAGCGTAACGGTAACTGGGTGACAGAAAAGGATGTCACCATTAACGGCAAGACCACCTCGCAGTTTCTGGCGTCGGTGATTCTGGATAATCTGCCTCCCCGTCCTTTTAACATCCGGATGGTCCGGGAGACGGCGGACAGCACCACGGACCAGTTGCAGAACAGAACACTCTGGTCATCGTACACCGAAATCATCGATGTGAAACAGTGCTACCCGAACACGGCGATTGTGGGGCTGCAGGTGGATGCGGAGCAGTTCGGTGGTCAGCAGATGACGGTGAACTACCATATCCGCGGTCGCATCATCCAGGTGCCGTCAAACTATGACCCGGAAAAACGCACCTACAGCGGTATCTGGGACGGCAGTCTGAAACCGGCATACAGCAACAACCCGGCCTGGTGCCTGTGGGACATGCTGACTCACCCGCGCTACGGGATGGGAAAACGTCTGGGGGCGGCGGATGTGGACAAGTGGGCGCTGTATGCCATCGGGCAGTACTGCGACCAGACGGTCCCGGATGGTTTCGGGGGCACAGAGCCGCGGATGACCTTTAATGCGTACCTGGCACAACAGCGTAAGGCGTGGGACGTTCTCAGTGATTTCTGCTCGGCGATGCGCTGTATGCCGGTATGGAACGGCCAGACGCTGACGTTCGTTCAGGACCGCCAGTCGGATGTGGTGTGGCCGTACACGAACAGCGATGTGGTGGTGGATGATAACGGCGTGGGGTTCCGCTACAGCTTCAGTGCCCTGAAGGACCGGCACACGGCGGTGGAGGTGAATTACACCGACCCGCAGAACGGCTGGCAGACCTCCACGGAACTGGTGGAAGACCCGGAAGCCATACTGCGCTACGGACGCAACCTGCTGAAGATGGATGCGTTCGGCTGCACCAGTCGCGGTCAGGCCCACCGTGCCGGGCTGTGGGTGATAAAGACAGAACTGCTGGAAACGCAGACGGTGGATTTCACACTCGGGTCACAGGGGCTGCGGCACACACCCGGTGACATCATTGAAATCTGTGATAACGACTATGCCGGAACCCTGACCGGCGGACGTGTCCTGTCCATTGATGCTGCCACCCGCACCCTGACGCTGGACCGTGAAGTGACACTTCCGGGGACAGGTACATCGACGGTGAACCTGATTAACGGCAGCGGTAAGCCGGTGAGTGTGGACATCACCGCACACCCCGCGCCGGACCGGATACAGGTCAGTACCCTGCCTGATGGTGTGGAGACATACGGGGTGTGGGGACTCTCCCTGCCGTCACTGCGCCGTCGCCTGTTCCGCTGTGTCTCCATCCGGGAAAACACGGACGGCACCTTTGCCATCACGGCAGTGCAGCACGTACCGGAAAAAGAAGCCATTGTGGATAACGGAGCCCGCTTTGAGCCGCAGTCAGGCACCCTGAACAGCGTTATCCCACCGGCAGTGCAGCACCTGACGGTGGAGGTGAGCGCAGCTGACGGCCAGTATCTGGCGCTGGCGAAATGGGACACGCCGCGGGTGGTGAAGGGCGTGCGCTTCAGTCTGCGCCTGACCAGTGGAAGCGGTGAGAACAGCCGCCTGCTGACCACCGCCATCACTGCCGATACGGAGCACCGTTTCAGTGGCCTGCCTCTCGGGGAATACACCCTGACGGTCAGGGCGATTAACAGCTATGGCCAGCAGGGCGAACCCGCCACCACCACGTTCCGGATTAACGCACCGGCAGCGCCTGCCGGTGTTGAACTGACGCCGGGGTATTTTCAGATAACGGCGGTACCGCGTCTTGCGGTGTATGACCCGACGGTGCAGTTTGAGTTCTGGTTTTCGGAGGCAAAAATTGCAGACGCCGCACAGGTGGAAACCTCTGCCCGTTATCTGGGGACCGGCAGTCAGTGGAGTGTCTCCGGCCCGCACATTAAGCCCGGAAAGGATTTCTGGTTTTATGTGCGCAGCGTCAACCTGGTGGGTAAATCTGCTTTTGTGGAAGCCAGTGGACGGGCGAGCAATGATGCTGCGGGCTATCTGGAACTTTTCCGGGAAAAGATAGGAAAAACGCATCTGGCAGAGGCGCTGTGGGCAGAGATTGACAACAGTCAGCTGAAGGACGAGATGGCGGAAATGCAGACCACCATCACAGAAACCCGCAATGAAATCACACAGACGGTCAGTAAAACGCTGGAGGACCAGAGCGCCACCATACAGCAGATACAGCGCGTGCAGAAGGACACAAATGATGACCTTGCTGCACTTTACATGCTGAAGGTACAGAAAACAAAAAATGGCATACCCTATGTTGCCGGTATTGGAGCGGGGATTGAGGATACTGATGGCCAGCCCCTGAGCAACATACTGCTGCTGGCTGACCGTATTGCGATGATTAATCCGGAGGACGGCAACACCACGCCGTTATTTGTGGCGCAGGGGAATCAGTTGTTCATGAACGATGTGTTCCTGAAGCGGCTGTTTGCGGTGAGTATCACCTCGTCCGGCAATCCCCCGACGTTTTCCCTGACGCCGGAGGGCAGGCTGACCGCAAGAAATGCTGATATCAGCGGTAACGTGAATGCGAATTCCGGGACGCTCAACAACGTCACGATTAACGAGAACTGTCGGGTTCTGGGAAAACTGTCCGCGAACCAGATTGAAGGCGATCTCGTTAAAACAGTGGGCAAAGCTTTCCCCCGGGACTCCCGTGCACCGGAGCGGTGGCCATCAGGGACCATTACCGTCAGGGTTTATGACGATCAGCCGTTTGACCGGCAGATTGTTATTCCGGCGGTGGCATTCAGTGGCGCTAAGCATAAGAGAGAGCATACTGATATTTACTCCTCATGCCGTCTGATAGTGCGGAAAAACGGTGCTGAAATTTATAACCGTACCGCGCTGGATAATACGCTGATTTACAGTGGCGTTATTGATATGCCTGCCGGTCACGGTCACATGACACTGGAGTTTTCGGTGTCAGCATGGCTGGTAAATAACTGGTATC